CAAGTTTTTGTAATTGTTCTCTAATAGTAGTCTTTCCTGCAAGTGATTTGCCTACTACTGCAATCTTATCGTAGGGGCTGTTAGCAATGGCTTGTACTGCTTGTTCGCTTGTCATCTTCTCTCTTGTACATCTAAAGAAAGGTCTGCTTACAGGTGTATTACCCATGTATTTGATTTCTGTAAAGTCTGTATATTCAACAAGATTCTGCATATACTTGTTATATGTTTGTTTGCCGTGACCTTCAAAGTACATAACTTTATTAGTTTTACGACATGCTTTACTTAAAATTCCGTATCTATTTTCAAGTTCAATAGTATCTATAACTGCAAGAAACATAACAACATCAAAGTTGTCCATGCTTGTCCAAAGGAAGTTACTGTCTAAGTCATCTACAACAAACGTAACATTGTCAATGTTTAATTGATCCTTAATTTGATTTGCATTTAGTACGGCAGTTGAATCATACTCAATACCCATAACATGTTTTGCTCCCCATGCCTGTGCTTGAAAAGTCATTTGACCCATGTTACACCCTAAGTCAACTACAGTAGAATTTTTGAAATCATCTTGATTATAGTGAGCGATTCTACTGTTAAGATCACGTTTACCTTTAATACCTAACTGTGGTATTTCGTGATAGTCATTGAACCAGTTATCTCTTTTTATTAAGTTTTTATTTTTCTTGCTCACTCTTTGCTCCTAAATGCTGTGTTAAACTTTCTGAGTTTATGTTAATACCAATAGAGTAGAATGGGTGTAGTCGTGCCACTGGTACATTTGTTGATGATAGTTCTAATAACTTAGACCCAATTTGTTGATCAGCCGCTACAACATAACCGTGTTCAGCAACAAAGTCTAACAATTTTTGTGCGGCTTCTGGTTTAATAATGTAACTCCAAGCACCTCTAAAATAATTACCTACATACTTTAGAGTACGTTTACCTTTTGCATGTATGTTATGATATGGTCCTACTACAATATCTTCTTTCATGCTTTGTTCAACTGCGTTATTGTATGCACCACTGTAAGGATCATACTGATCTAATTTACATACGTGCTTAAATTTTGTAAGTATATCTTCTGGCAATGGTCTAATAAAGTATCCGTCGTGTTCAAGAATAAGATAAGGTGTATTACTTTCAACACATTCTTTCCATAGTCCGTAATGACTTAGAAAGCAACCAAGCACTCCTAAACGTCCTTTTTTAACTTTGCTTATAGATGTAATACCGTACTTTGCACAAGCAATGTTAAAGTCATTGCCGTTGACAGCATTGAACTGTTCTACTTTAATTCCAAACTTGTTTGCTTGTGCAACACACTCAGCGGCCATTTGTACACTGTGAGCGTTGTCCTGTAAACATATAATCTTTGCTTTATAATCCATTTGCTACCTGATAATTAAATGTTACTTCCCATGCTGTTCCATTTTCATATTCTTCTCTACTAAATTGACTGTGTGCGATATGTTCAAGCATAGGTGTTCTATCAAATCCAAACTGTCCTTGCCAATGTTCAACTGCACTTTGTCCTAATACTTCAATTGGTTTGCCTAAACACAATGCTTCAACAACTGCCATACTATGATACGTAATAACTTTTTTAGCCTTATGCATCATTGGTATTATTTCAGCAAACCTGTGTCTACGTTTACCTGTCTTCTCTCTTATTACTAATGGCACATCTAAACTTTGATAATGTGCAATAGTTTGTTCACGCCATTCGTCGTAATCTTGTCCTAAGTATTTAAAGATATTAGTGTTACGTGGCATCACTAATAGGTTATACTTACCCTTGTCATTCCAATCTTGATAACGATCGTCTAATTCAAGTGTGTGTATTCTACTTTTTTTAATAGGTCCTGGTTTAGTGTTTTGTAGGGAATTGTAACTAATACGATAATACATAGGGCGTTTGTAATTCCAATTGCCTATGTAACCGTTATCTAAATGGAAGAAATTTAATTCTTTGTTGTTTTGTAATGCATCAAACACCCAATCACAAAAAGGGTGACTAAATGTTAAAATTCTATCTTGTTCGATTTGATCTTGTGACTCAATAATTGTTGTGTCAAAGTTATTAATAAGGTATGGAAATAATTGTCCGCGTAATTCAAATGATCTTTTTGGAATTTGAAACTTGGGTTTAAATTGATGCATCTTCCATACCAGCCACTCTTAACTTAACAATGTTAGTAATTTGCCATTGCTTCTGGTCTAAGCCTTTAGTAATGCCTAACCATTTGTTACGCATTAATGCAAATTCATTAATAATCTTTTCCATATCAACTACGTCTGCTTCGCCATCAACATACTTTTCACAGTCTCTACTGCTCAATGCTCGTTGATAATTTTCAAGATACTTCTTAAAAAATGTGCTACGCAATCTACGTAATTCTATATTAAGATATTCTAAAATTGCTTCAAGTTCTTGTAACTGATTGAAACGTTGTTCGACAAGGCCGGGCATCTCTGCCGCGGCCTTCTCAAGACTTCCGAAAATACGGATCTCTTTTTTAGCCTGTAATAACTGATCGTTATAATATTCTAACGCCTCAGGTATTTTACTAATATCTTTTGATATTTGGCTATACCACATGTTTAATCCCAATCGTCATCGTCCGCAGTCAACTCATCATCAATATCAAGATAATAATTAATTGCCGCATCAAGATGATCATCAGTACCTAAACTCTCTTTTAATTGGTCATCACCTACACCATAATCAGCAAGTAAATCAACAAACCTTTCGGCTAATGTTTCTACTTGTTTTTTATCTGTATGCTCTTTAAAAAGATTCCAGGTATCTACGATTTGTGAACTATCCATACTCATATAATTTATTCCTCTGTGACTGTTTCGGTTGCTTCTGGAATTTCTTCCTCTTCAGTTGTAATTACCTCATCGGATACTTCACTGAACTCCATCATGACTCTGTCAAGTAATGGACCGCCTGCTTCCCATGCCTTACGATATTCCTTAACTTCTTCTCCGTTTTTAGAATCGAATCTAAGTCTATTACCGTCTTTCTTTAGCATATTCTTTTTCTCAAACAAATCAACAAGACCACTATATGGGTTCATACCTGTTTCGTATGGGATTTTAACTTGTACACCTTCGAACGGTTTTGCATAACGAGTTTTCATTACTTTACAACCTGCTCTAATACCACGTACTTCGCTAATCTTATTACCTGCTTCGTCTTCTTTTAGTTTCAATTTTTTCATTGCTACTACAATAGATGATGCATAGATAAATCCTTGTCCACCACTAATTTTATCATCAGGGTCAAACATATCTTGCGATGCGTATGTGTGGTTAGTACATACAAGTCCTACATTGTGTGAACCAATCATGTTAACAGTATTACGTACAAGTGATGTAAGTGCCTTAGGTTTTCTACCCATGTCACCTTTCATATCACCCTTGTTAAACTGATCAACATCTGTTGGTGTTAGTAACATACCTAAACTGTCAACTACAAACATTACTTTAGGACGTTCTGCGTCATCCATTTCTTTGTAGTCTGCCATGAACGTTGAAATAGTTTTTGCTACATCATCAATCATTGACATGTTAAGTTTAAGTAGTTTATCTTCGCTTGTATCTACATCAAGTGCTTGTAACCAAGTTTCATCAAGTGCGTTCTCACTGTCAATTAGTACAACAAAGATACCTTGTTCTTGTGCCGCCTTTACAATGTTACCTGCACAGATATATGATTTACCTGCTCCTGATTCTCCTGCAAATACAGTTACCTTACCTAATGGAACGCCTTTATGAAAGTCGCCACTAATAAGATAGTTAAGGGCATAGTTTCCTGTACTAATCCAATCAGTAGGGTCATTGAAACCACTACTCATACCCGAGATTGATTTAGTTAAGTTTTTACGAAACTTAGAAACGTCAAATGCTTTATTAGCCATAGTATCTCCTTATTCAGATTATCGTGTAGGGCCACTAAGGACCCTACACTATAAAGCCGTATTAGTTTTGACGTGAACGGATCATTGCTAAAATGTCTTCCGCACTATTGTCTGCTTTTGCTGGTTCAGCCGCTGGAGCCGTTGCAGTTGCTTCTACTACTGGAGCAGTTGCTACTGGTGCCGCCTCTGGTGCTGGAGTTGGCGCTGGTGCAGTAGGTGCACTTTGACTTACAGCGGTCGCACTTGGACTTGCTGTTTTAGTCGGATCACCTGTTCTTGCCTGCATTCCCGCTGGACGGAAATACTGACCAAAACGTTCTGCATCATATGCTTCACCATCTACAGATGCTTGGAACATTTCTTGCATTACTTTAACCTCAACCTCTGAAGGCTTCTTAGGTAAAAAGTCTGACAAGTTGTACAAGCCATGCTTCTCAACTGCCGCAGTTTCAATATCAGTTAATGGACGATCTCTACGTGCCCAGTTTGATGTTGAATAGTCTGCATAACCACCTTTAGAAGTTTTGATAATTCTAAAGTCTACACCTGCTGTGTAATCAGTTGGAAGTTCTTCCATATCCGGATCCATCAACGCACTCTTGATAAGTTGAAAAATCTGTGGACCAATAATAAAACGTCTGATTGGATTTTCTGGAGTACCATCTTCAGATAGTCCGTTCTCAGTTACAAAGCCTTGGAATACGTATGAACGCTTTTTCCAATACTTACGACCCATATCTTCTAATGATGGATCTTTAAACCAACCACGTACTTCGTTTAAGATTGCACATGACTCGCCGTACATTTCCATACAAGGGATTTGTACTTGTACTGGACGTGAGTCAGTTTCGCCTTTGATACCTGCGAAAGGTAGTTTGATCATCAAACGCTCTTTCCAAAAGAAAGTGTTTGTGTCGTCCATGTCTGGAAGAAAACGTACAGTAGACTGTTCGCCTTCCTTTAAGTTCCAAAATGGGTAAATTGCGTTGTCGCCGCCGCTTTTTGAACCACCGCTTGTGCGTGATTCTTGCTCTTTAAGTTTAGCTCTTATTTCTGCTAATGTTGCCATTGTTGCCTCCTATATATGCCTTTGGCTGTTTTAAGTTGTATTGCCTTGATTGTGCAGTACAGTTACTATAATACACAAACTTACTTATAAAGTCAAGTGAAACTTTGTCAAAAAAGTGAGTTAGTTATCCAAACCCGCTAAAGACTTCATTCTTTCCATCTCACCATCTTGGTTAGTAACTAACTTTTTCATAATGATTGCCGCAGGAGCAAGACTTTCGTCTCCATATTTTTTCTCACATGCTGTAAGTACTGCTGTTTCACCTTTTGGAAAAGCGTTAGTTGTGTAATCAAAATGACCTTTGATGAATTCATCTAAGTTAAGTTCTTTCTTCTCACCTCTTTCTTCTGCGTCCCCATCTGCTTTTGATATTGAACCATCTGGACCAATTTTAACGTCCATGGTATCATCGTCAGTGGGTTCTTTCTCGGCCATCAGTTCATCTGCTGACCAAAAATCTTCTAATCTAAGTCCTGCCATTGCAATAGCGTCTTCAAGTGTATGTTCTTCACCATCTGGTGTTTTGAACTTATCACCTTTTTTCATACCAGCCGCTTTTGCTTTTTGTACTGCTTGTGCAAATGCATTGCCTTCAAACTGTGCTGACTCGTCTTTAATTAATTCTTTTTGATGCTTTTCAAGTTCTTCGATAGAATCAAACGTACCTGTTTCTTCACCATCTTTGTAAGAAATAAACTTACCGTTTGTGTGCTTTGCCGCAAGTCCGTATTTGTTCATGCCCATGTCTGAAACTTCTGAAGTTGGACCTTGCTCATGTTTTGAGTTTGCTATAACATCATTTAAATGATTTTCAAAATCACTGTCCATATTCATGCCTTCATTATCAACACCATTATATTCGTCAAAGAATTCTGCATCGCCATGCTTTTCAATAAACTCTTCTCTGCTCATGCTTTCAGCATCATCTTCTAATGCTTTTTTAACAGCACCTTCTACTTGAACACCTTCTTTAGTAGTTTTATCAACGTAACGTTTGTCACCGTCTTTCATTCTTTTGTAAGCAGGTGTGTTTGCTTTTTTATCAGCATCAGTAACTTGCATTTTATCTGTGTCAACTTCTTCTCTGTCTTTTTCTTTTTCGTCTTCAACAAATAAATCATCTGGACCTAATTCAATTGATTTAGTTCCTTCTTTAACAAGACTGTAAATGTAAGGAAATACACCTTTCAAATCTTCGTTAAACTGACGAATAGTTAATTCATCAATCCAGTTACTTGCTATGTCTTCAGGTACTTCTTCCATTACTGTTTCTTGGAAGTTTTCCATTGCTTCTTTGTAGTAAGCATTTCTTTGTAACTTATGTACAGTTTCTTTTACAGTGTCAATTCTGTTATTAACAATGTCCATGTAACCAGCAAGACCCTCTGCCATTACACTTGATCTGTTCATGTAAGTTTTGAAAGTACGTAATTTAGAAAGTTCTTCGCTGAGTGAAACGATATGTTTTCCAAATGCATCGTACTGATTTCCGCCTTCGCTTACATGTTGTGCCATTGCTCTTGCACCGTTTAGATGTTTGAATGGATACTTGTATCTTTCTCCATCTGCACTTTCAACATATATGCTATGAATTCTTTGTGTTCTTCCTGCAGGATTTTCAAAATCAACTGCCTCATTATGTTTAACAATGATCTTTGCATTGCCAACATCTTGGAAACTTGTTTTAGAAGTTCCGTATAGTTTCGATTCACTCATTTGGTTTTCTCCGGGTCTATTTTTTTGCGAAAGGTAATCGTAATCTCTCTTGTCTAAGTTAGTTTTTGTTATATCTCTTGTATCAAAATTCAACATTCTCTTTTTAGCAAACTGTCTTAGTTCTTTCATAAAGCCATACCAGTTATTTTTTACTGATTCTGTAGCATCTGTGATTAAATCGTTGTTATAAAGTATAACTAACTCTTTCTCATCAATGGTTACATTAACTTTTTTACCGTTGCTAAAGTCAAAATCAAAGAAACGTGCTTTTTCAGGTACATTCGTAATAGTACTTTCTTCGTCACCAATAGTAATCTTTGGATAACGGCCTCTAATCTTGTTAAACAGTTCTTCTGCGATTTTGTCCAAGTTTATCATATTAATATTTATCCTAATACACTCCAGTTACGAATATCGGCATGGGAGCCTCGTAATCCTGGTCTGCGTCCACTTGTCTGAACGTATTATACACTCTTGGATCCCAATCCTTGAGTACTTCCATCATTCGTAAGTTCAATAGTACTGCACTTACAAGGTCATCTGTTTCACCAGGCTTTGCTTTGAAACTGGTTCCTGATGCTACAAACCCCTTCATCTCTGATATCAATGCTTTACTGTTTATCTGCATTTTGTCATTCTCAACCATGGTCTTGAACTTTGAACAAGCACTGATTTTACTTCTATGTGTGGTGTTAAATCCTTTACGGAACTTTCTAATATGTCCTTTACGTATTGGTTCACTTACAAATAGTCCTGGTATATTCTCTTCCCCTACGTCAGCAATAACTAATAATGCCGCTTCACCAATAGTATTGTTTTCAATACTCCAATAAATGTTATTTGCATTTGGTGCTTTACATTCATCATTAATATAATCTGCAATATCTTTTAAAACTCTAATCTGTCCTGGTATAGGAGTAGTGTTGTGTCTCCACTCTGCAACTTGTTTGTAACTTGGTAATTCAAATACTTGTATCGCGGCATAGTCACCACCAGTACCCATACTTGGATCTAAACTAATACAATATGTTTGATCACGTTCAAGTTTTTTGTACCAACGTGTTTGTCCCATATTCTGAACAGGTTCGCTACCTTCAAGTCCTGCTAACTTAATACTATTAATAAGTGTTTCATCAAATACTAAGAATTCGCAACCATACTCACGTCTAAATCTTTCTTCGCCAATACGGCCAATCTCTGCTTTCTTCCATTCTTCATCTCTGTCTGGATGTTCTTCCCACTTGGCAGTAAAGCCATGAAAGCCATTAATACCTACTTCACTTTCATTACCATGTTCATCAAATTTGTTTTGACTTTCTTTCCATATAGTAGCAAAAGTATCTTCGTCTGAGTTAGGTGTGCTTGTAAGAATAGCACGACCACCTGTTGCAAGTGTAGGAGATATTGAAGTCCAAAATTCATCTGCAATAGTAGGTTGCACAAATGCAAACTCATCACAGTATAGTAATGATATGGACATACCACGTCCTGTGTTTCCTGTTGTAGTAGCACTTACAATTCTACTTCCGTTTTCAAATTCAATTGAACCTTTGTTGTAGTTTGTAACACCTGCTCTAATATGATCAGGACACATTTC